TATGTTTAATGAGGTATTTAATCAGCCTTGCACTGGTCTCAGTGTTGTTCTGATTATCTGGATTAGACACACGTGCCATGTAGGCTACGAGGTCATCACCATCTGGTGTTGAATGAATTAAGTGGACGGAGGACATACAGTAGTAAAGGAGTCACTGGATTAACTGAATTAAACATTCATCATAATCATCAGTTGTCTAGTTTCATTAGATAAGGGGGATCCGAAGATCCCCGATTCACAGGGAGTCCACCCTTCTCCCTGTATACATGACGGACCGCTCCTAAACCCAGGTGGGGACTGAGTTGTCGTTATTACGACTTTGACGTCGTTGATCCATAGAAAGATTGAAGACTAGGTGGCTAGCAAAGCAGTCTCTGTCGTCTTCCCAGTTGTTGATGAGGTCGTTCCACTCTTCACGTTTACGACTAATGATCTGTTCTTGTGCAGAGATAGAAAGGATGTCGGTAAAGTATTTGACGCCTTGTGCTAGTGCGTCAATACGGTCATCATGTCGTACTGCACCTTTTTCACGACACATACGACTCATCTGGTAGAAAAGCATATATTCAAGTCGTTTTTCAGGTGCTGTGTCGGGATTAGAAGCGTAATCCCACTCAACTACCTTTTTGTCTACAACAAGCCGGTGTTGATTAAGTACAGGCTCAAGGGTGTCAATAATTCTGTCTTCTTTACGTACGTTGGCACGTGTCTCTTCGATGTGAATGGCTTGTTTAGTCTGTTGAAGATGTTTCCTAAAGAGTTCAGCAACGATACCGTCTCCAAAGTTAGATTCAATAAGCAGTGTCTTTGTTCCGTACTTTTTACAACCTCTTAGAATGTCCAGTAACGTGTTGTCGCTGTATCCGTCCGAGTAAGCACGCATCTCGTGCAAGTACATGACACCATTTCGTTGGCTGATATAAGCCGCAACCGTTTCATCTGATCCACGACCCGACGGGTCAACGCTGCAGATTGAGTCAGAGTAAGCTCCCCATTCGCCCTGGAGCTGCATTGGACTGTAGAAATAATCTCCAGGTAGTCCGACAGTCGGGAGTTCTTTAATACAGTTTTGTGGGTCTGAGCACCAGATGATGTTGTCTGGAGCATCAGTAGGATTAACAGAAGTGACGATGAGGTCACTGTTTTTAAGTGGAAACTTCTCTGCGTCAGAAAGGCTCGTATCGAGCATGAACTGAAGCATGAAGTTACTACGTCCCATGGACGCTTCACGTTCAAGTAGATCATCATCTTGGAAGCGGTCTGGGTCAGTTACATCCCACGGTTGAGCACCGTTGTCGATGTCAGCTTGTAGTTGAGGAGCTATTACCCCTTCGTAGTTAGCCATCTTGCGAGGAACCCTTGCAGGCCACACAAGAGGTCGATAATTACGCTCTGCAAGCTTTTTATAGACCGTAAAAGTAGTTTGAGGTGTACCGAGGTACATAATGCGGGAGTCATCCTTTGGTGTAAGGATTGACTCAGCTTCAGTACAAAGTTGAAGAAGTTTTGACCGCATCATTTCTGTCATTGAGTTACCAGGAACTTCAATGTCGTCGAGAATCATTAAATCTGCGCGGCTTCCGGTTAGCTGCCCAGTGATGCCCACGCTTTTTACGCTTGGTGCTTGGGCTGGTGAGCAGTTCACATCGAAGCTTATCCGCGACCACCTTGCATCGTCGGACTTCGGGCGTAAATGAGAAAGCCATGGCGTTTCAATGATTAGTTTTTGTAAGAAGATAGACATGTTGTCTGCACGCTCTTTAGAAGCGGAGATAATCATGATCTTCTTTTCGGGGTTATTAAAAAGGACCCACAACACGAAGGCACCAGTGATCCAAGACTTACCAACCCCACGAAAGGCTTGAATTTGTAGTCGTTTTGGACCGTGCTGTAAGTAATCAGCAATTGCGTATTGTGCTTTTGTAGGCTCGGGTAGATCAAGTTGTGACCACATCGCTTGTAGGAACAGCTTGAAGTCACCCTGTAACGCCTCTAGGACGTTTGACATATAGGTAAATTAGAAAACGTGGAGGTCGTAGCCCTTGTCTTGACGATCAGCCCAAAGATTGGTGTAAAACTCGGCAGACTTTTGGACTTGGTCTTTGACGCCATTCATCGCGCTATTGATTCCATTGTTAATATGACCACCAGTGATTTCATCAATCTCTGGAAGAAACCCAAGCAAGACACCAGCAACACTGCCAAACATCGGTCTACCAACAACAGGTTTTGCGGCTAACCGACCAAGGTGTTGTTGAAGTTGTTTAGATCCTTGACGTTTTAATTCGTTAAATCTGGCACCTACAATTTTTCTGTTTCCAGGCCGGTTACCAAGAGGACCATAAGATTTTTCAAGACGCTTGATTTCAGCTTTAGCCTGTTGTGGGGTCATACCGTCAACAGTTTGACCAAGCAACTTAAGTTCATGGTGGTGGTCAATAACAACGTTTTTACCAGCCTTACGAAGACTAGAACGTTTGTAGTTTTGACGACGATTTTGGTTTTGCTCTTGTTTGTTTTGAGGAGGGTTTAGATTTTCAGCAGCACGACGCGAAAGATCTCCGTTTGCACCACGTTTGGCTACACGGATTTTTTCTCTGTTGTTAGTTAGATTACCTTCTTTTATCTTTAGAGGTTCACCTTCATAACCAACAGCCTTGTAGGCGTCTGGCAAGTTGCCTTTGTTATTACGTAACCACTCCCCCACTTTTGCGGGAGTTGACATTAAAAAAGCGCCCCTTTCGGAGCGCGGTATTATGTATTTGGGTGTGTTATTGGATGTGTGAAAGGATCAATCCTTCCCTAAGTAAATTCATTCCAAATTGCTCTCTCATCCAAGAGCGCCAATGGAGGCTTCCTTTGTCCTGATTACAACTGGAACACGCTGGTACGACATTTGATGTAATGTCTTCGCCCCCAAGAGAACGAGGATGTACGTGATCAAGTGTAAGTTCATGTAAGTCATAAGTAATTCCGCAATAAACACATGTGCATCCAAAGTGTTCTTTGATGCTGCGCCTCCAAAGGCGCTTGGCTTCAGAGGACGTCATGGTTATTAGGTTGTGTAAGTAGTGATCAGGGGTAGGAAGTAAAGGGGTCATGCACGACTACGGTTTCTTGCTCGGTTCTTGGATGCTTTTTCCATAAAGGTTGTCCCATCTTTTCTGTGGGATACATCCTTACCGTCACCGTTTCCGTAGGTGCCCTTTTGCCGGTTAATACGCTTAAGTGCAACTCTGCGATTAACTTCTTTCTTTTTTTTGTTGTATTTGCGCTGGTAAGCACGCTTAACCATTAGGGCTTTGCGGTTACCGGCGTAGTAAGCGGCTGATGCGCTACCGGACTGCTGAGCCATAGAGTCGTTTTTGTACCATTTCTGGATCTATTTCAGGCATGACATTGGCAAGCTTCGACAAAGGGTTACCGTCATAGGCAACACCACTGATGTCGTTAGTTTTAAGCCAGTCACACGCTGCTTTTAGGTCTTGAGTTGTCGCTTCACCCGACTTAATGCGAGCTAGAAACTCTTTGGTGACGAGGTTATGCAGTTCATTGAACTGATCCTCCGTCGCTTTTTTCTTTGTCATTAGCTACAATAGGTATTACGTCATAACAAAGAACTTCGACACGACTGCCAGGTCTAAACATAAACCCAGCCTTCATGATTTCAGTACACTTAAGAGCACGAACAAGTTCGTAGTCAAGACGTAATTTCTGTTCGTGTTTTTTAGCAATGCTTTTGCACAGCTCAATCATGCCACCATCAAGAGGCACACTAAAGTTGAGCTGCATACCAAAGTTATTGTTGCGGACATATCCCGTTGAATCGTTAGGGATTGTGTCATTACCCATATAAAACGGGCTGAGCTGCATCGTAGCCCCGTTGCAACTAACGTTGTTGGCAAAGTATTGACGAGACGGTGCACCGTTGTTTTGGAATTGCACCGCCTGGTTTGTCACATTGCCCGTTGCTGCCGCTACGGGGTTAGAGCTGTTTTGGACAGTGGGGTCTTCAGGTGCTGCAAATGCAGGCGTTACTGAGAGAAGACCGACAGCGAGGTAGTGGTGGAGGTTGATTCGATAACCTCGTCGATGCTGATGGATTCCACGACTCCCGCATCCCGAACGACAGTCTCCAGTTGGAACTGTTCGCCCGCGTTGGTTACGGAATAAGTTGTGGAGTCGCTCAAAATATCCCCGCTTGGGGTGACATTCGTTCCAGACCATGATTTGTAATCACCGCCCATAATCTCTCGCTCAATAGTGCGTTCGATGTCGACGGTGGTAGTAGTAGTGGATTGCATGGACCCCTGTGTAAAGTTAGGGGTTACTTGTTGAGCTGCAGCCGGTGCAGCAATAAGGAGAAGAAAAAATAGTTTTAGCATTCTTCTTTTTTCTTTTGTTGCATTGGACAGTTGGTAGGTTTTCCGTTCTTACTGTTAGAAGTATTCAAACCAAATGTAGCCAAAGCGCCTGTAAAAACGCTGGCTACAAAAGTTATGTCACCACCGCTTTGACCTTTTTTGATCATAGGTAGATCCACGTAATTAAGGGTGATAATAAAACCGCTCCAAACGACAACACCTAAACGAACAAATGTCGCCAAGATTTCGACGTCATGGTCTTTGACTTTTTTTAGGAAGGACTTTTTTTCTCCTTCTTCTTTGTTAATTTGCTCCATGCTTGTTTAAGTACGGGCTTCATTACCATCACTAGGTATTTGAAAATAGATGTAGCAGTAAGGGTGGCAGCAACAGAGATAACTGCTGTTGTAGCTGCTGCAGTCATAATTTCTGTTGACGGCATTGGGACTTCTACGTCCGTAAATGGCACGTCAATCATTTGCACCTCCTTTGGTTGAGGTGCTTTTGTTTTGTCTGGCGACTTATCCTCGTTCTCTCCCCTTACTCCCGGTGGTGAGCGCAGGTCGCTAGGAGGGACTACAAGGGGCTTGTAAGAAGGTATCTTTGCCCTTGGTACTTCTAGGACCGGCGCAGGCATCACAGGCGCTTCTGGAAGCGTTAGAGAAGGGAATGAAGGAGGATCACTCCACGACGGCACCGAACAGTCCGCGTTCGATGAACTTCACTGCTTCATCATCGACAGTGTTGTCGGTTTGTTCAGCCAGTTTGGTCAACAGGTCGACGATAAGACGCTTGACCTTTTCAGAGTTAATAAACGAAAAAAGAATTGGACGGATAAGAGTGATCATTCTTCAGAAGGGGTTTCTTCGGGTGTTTCAGTAGGAGTAGGTTCAGGAGTTACTTCCGGCTCAGGCGTGGGTTCAGGCTCAGGGGTCGGCTCGGGTTCGGGCTCAGGTGCTGGTTCCCAGTTGTTGAATGCAGAACCAGTCACATACTCAGCCAGAGCTGCAACGTCCTCACAGGCAGCGATAACAACTTCCTTTTCGTTGCTCAGGGTGCGGATCTCACCACGACGGG